TGGCGGTTGGGGTAAGGATGCCTAATGAGATCACGCATAGCTGTAACAGTCGCAGTAATTCTAAGCCTAAACTTTGGGGCTAACATACCTGGTGAATCACGAGAGCAGTCAACTCAGGTTCAGCAAGTCAATCTGAAACGTGAACTGTATAAGCAACGTCAACTAAACAAACTGCCTCGAATCGTTGCCTATGTAACTACTAGGGTCAATAGGACACCTTATGTGTTCTCAGGGTCAAGCACATCAGGTTGGGACTGCTCAGGTTTAGTCAGATACCTGTATGGCCGAATCGGTATCACCCTGCCACACTCAGCTGATGCACAAGCACATTTAGGTAAACGAGTCAACATGCCTAAGTATGGGGATGTTGTGGTGTTCGCATACAAGGGTAGAACAGACTTTTATCATGCTGCAATCTATTTAGGCCACAACCTGATCATCAACGCAAACAGAGAATACAACACAACAGTCATAGAACCTTTAAGCAACTTCAGACACTCACAGATCAGGTTCGTTAGGATTGTTGGACAATGATTAGAGAAGTGTGTTCCTGTGGCGCAGAGTTCGAGACAGACGATAGAGATGCTGTTGAACTTGTCAAGACATGGCGTAGGACACACAAACACTCAGATAAGCCTTCTAAGGCCGATAGCAGGGATAGTTCTACCTTATCTAACACTGATGTCGCTTTAGGCTTTCAAGCCATCTACGACCAATACAACGACCCGAATGACGATGATGAGTAGATTCCCTAAGCCATGCATCAAATGTGGTGTCCTAACCGGTGGGGGTAGCTACTGCATATCGCATCAGAAAGAGAAGTGGGGTAGATACAACGACCCTAGATACAAACTTGTGAGAGCGCACATCAAAGCGACAGCAACGCACTGTCACATATGTAAGCAGGCTTTCACTGACCGCAATGACATCACTGCAGATCACGTTACTCCTGGCGATATAAATTCTGTGCTACTACCTGCACACCTGTCTTGCAATAGCAGACGTGGAGATAAACCTTTATAAACTACATGCCTTTGCCTGCACCGCTACAAGCCAGTAAACACGGGGCATTTATGGGGGTGGGGTCATTTTCTTTTTTTATTTGCTTTATAGAACATCCCGCAACTTTTTTGCAGGTATGCGAACTTGAGGACTTAAGTTGGTAGCCTTACATCATGGCTAATCCTGCGAAACCTTTGGAAGTAAAACGTGCGTTAGGTAATCCTGGTAGGAAGAAGTTGCCTGACACTTCGGCTACTGTTTCGCTTCGTGCTGGCAGGGTTGAACCGCATCAGCCTTTGGATTGGGCAGGGACTCTGCTTTGGAATCGTGTCTTTGGTCAGGGTCAGACTTGGATTAGTCCACAGTCGGATGTTGAGTTGTTGTTGTTGGTTTGTAAGCAGTTAGATCGTCAGGTTGTTTTGGAACGTCAGTTTGTTGAGAAGCCTGATGACTATCATGTCCATCGTCAGCTGTTGGATTTGGAAGCGGCGGTTGTAAAGAATTTGGGTTTGTTGGGTTTGACTGTGGATGCTCGCTCTAAGTTGGGTTTGGCTGAGATTAAGGCTGAGTCGAAGATGGAGTTGTTGCGTAAACGTCAGGAAGAACGTGAACAGGTGATTGTCGTTGAACAGTCTGAGTAGTTGGCCACCTGCTTTGGTGACTCCTACAAAGTTAGAGTTCGGCAGTCGTGGGGCTGATGCTGTTGACTTTATCAATACGTTTGTCACTTTGACTAAGGATTCTGTTGCTGGTAATACCGGTGAGCCTATTCGCCTTAGATCATGGCAGGAACAGTTGCTTCACGAAACGCTTGAACTTGACGAGCAGGGGTTGTTTAAGAAGCGAACAGCGTTGTGGGGTAAGGCTAGAAAAAATGGTAAGTCTGCTCTAGTTACAGGTTTGGGACTTTGGTTTCTTTTCAATGGTGATGATGGCGGTGAAGTTTATTCTTGTGCAGCTGAGAAGGAGCAGGCAAGAATTACGTTTGGAGATGCCAGGAAGATTATTGAGCGTGAACCTGAACTTGCTGCTATGTGCAACATTTACAGGGATGTGATTGAAGTTCCTTCTACCGGTTCTATCTGGCGTGTGCTTTCGGCTGAAGCGTATTCTAAGGAAGGTTTGAACCCTAGTGCAGTAATTATGGATGAAGCACATGCTTTGCCTAATAGAGAGCTATGGGATGTTATGCAACTTGCTCAGGCTTCTCGTAAACAGCCGATGATGCTTGCAACAACTACTTGTGGTGTAAAGACTGATAGTAATGGTCAGGACAGTATTGCTTACCAGCTGTATCAGTATGGCAAGAAGGTTGCTAGCGGTGAGATTGATGACCCTACTTTCTACATGGCTTGGTGGCAGGCCGATGAGAAAGACGATCATAAGTTGGAAAGCACTTGGATTAAAGCTAATCCTGGCTATGGCGATTTGAACTCTAAAGCAGATTTTGAGTCTATGGTGAAGCGAACACCTGAAGCAGAGTTTCGGACTAAGAGATGTAATCAGTGGGTTAGCAGTCAGAACGCATGGTTGCCTGCAGGGTTGTGGTCAAAGTTGCGTGTTGCTGTGACTGTAGATGATTTTGATGATGTGGTTTTGGGTGTTGATGGTTCGTTTAATGGTGATACGACTGCCATTGTTGCTGTAACTGTCCCTAAGACTAAGGATGATAAGCCACATGTTTGGTTGGTGAAGGCGTGGGAGAAGCAACCGAATGACCCTGATGATTGGCGTGTGGATACTCTTGATGTGGAGCGAACGATTATAGATTTTGCTCACAAACATCCGAATACTAAAGAGATTGCGTTTGACCCTTTTCGCTGGCAACGGACTATGCAGGCTTTGCAAGATTTGGGTTTGCCGATTGTGGAGTGGCCGTCAACGTCACCTTCTCGAATGGTGAAGGCTTGTGCAAAGGTTTATGACAGTGTGACTGAAGCGACTTTGACGCATGATGGCAGTCCGTTGCTTGCCAGGCACATCGATAACTGCAAACTAAAGATAGATAACTTAGGGCCGAGAATTGTGAAAGAGTCTCGTGCAAGTTCTAGGCGTATTGATGCTGCGGTTGCTTTTGTTATCGCTTATGACCGAGCCACTAGTAAACTAGAAACGATGGCTTTGCCAGAGTTTTTCTTCTAACTAAGGATGAGTTTGCTACCTACGATTTTGCAGGCATTTGGTATAGCTGTTGTGGCTGTTGGTGCTGGTTTGATTTATGTTCCTGCAGGTGTTGTGCTTGCTGGTGTTGGTGTGTTGTTGTTTGGTTTGGCTTTAGATAAAGGCGATAAGTAATGCTGAGAAATCTTAGTGGTGGCGAGAGTCGTGCAATTTCGTTTCAAACTATTTGGGGTGCAGGTGATCTGACAAGTTTTGAGACACAGTCAGGTTCGTTTATTGACTATACGACTGCTCTGACTATCAACAGTGTTTGGGCTTGTGTGTCTCTTATTTCTGACACTATTTCTGCTTTGCCTGTTGATTCATATATTAGGAAGAATGGTATTCCTACACCTTTTAGACCTAGACCTGCTTGGGTTAATAGACCTGATGCCATGATAAATAGCAATAGTTTTTGGCAGCAGTGCATGATTAGTTTGCTGTTGGATGGTAATGCGTTTGTGCGTATTTTCCGTGACCCTATTACAGGCCAGATTTTGAGCATGATGGTTTTGAACCCGATAAAGGTTGCCGTCACTCGTAAAGCTAATGGAACTAAGCGTTTCACATATCAGGGTGAGGATGGTAAAGAGTTATCTACTGATGATGTTTTACATATCACAGGTAGCATTTTGATGCCAGGAGATATTCGTGGCAAGTCAACTATTGACACACTAAAAGAGAACTTTGGTTTGTCTATGTCTTTGGAGAGTTTTGCAGCTCGATTCTTTGGGCAAGGCACGACACAGAATGGTGTGATTGAGTATCCAGGAAGTTTGACTGCAGAACAGGCCGATAACTTGTCTAAGAGTTTTGACCGAGCACATAAGGGTTATCGTAAAGCACATAAGACCGGTATCTTATCTGGCGGTGCAACTTTTAAGCCGACTATGGTTGCTAACGATCAGGCTCAGATGCTTGACTCTCGTAGGCTTGCTGTTGAAGATGTGGCACGTATTTTCCGTGTGCCTACTAACATGATTGGCTTAAATGAGAAGGGTGCAACATCCTATAACTCAAATGAGCAGAACGCTATCAGCTTTGTCACACATACTTTGAACCCTTGGTTGGCGAAACTTGAAGATGCGTTTAGTGCATTGCTACCTGATTTCGCTTATTTGCAGTGGGATACTGATGGTTTGCTTCGTGGCGATTATGCGACTCGCATTGAAGGTTATGCGAAGATGCTTCAAAATGGTGTGATGTCAACTAATGAAGTTAGACGTAAAGAGAACATGCCACCTATCAATGGTGGTGATGTTATTCGTGTGCCTTTGGCTAACGTTGATATTAATGCTGCTGGTTTGACTGAGAATGAGTCTAAGGTTGCTATGGCTCAAAAGTTGATTGGTTTGGGTTTTGTGCCTGAAGATGTTTTGAAGTCTTTGGGCTTGAACCCGATTGCTCATACAGGTTTGCCGACAGTTCAGTTACAGAATCCGACTACTGTTCCTGCTGGCAGTTATGAGACAGGGGAATAGATGCCGATTACTCAAGCTGTTTATGCTGTTGGAACTTCTTTAGTGCAGGTTGTTGCTCCTGACACTTCTCCGACTAGGGTGACTTTGCATAATCTTGAATCTACTGCTAACAGACAGATTTGGGTTGGTGGTTCGACTCTAGTTCAAGGCCAGTCTGTTCACATTAACTCTGCAACTATTTTGCAGTTGACTCTTGATCCAGGTGATTCGCTTTTTGCTGTGACTACTTCTGGCACATATAATCTTGGCGTGATTTTGCAGAAGCAGGACTAATGCCATATTTTATTTCTAAGACTGATGTTGGTTGGGACACTGTGAAAGAGGATGGGACTGTTTTGGGTTCTCATCCTGATAAGAAGAAGGCTATTGCTCAGATGGTTGCTTTGAGCATTGCTGAGAAGATGCCGCCTGGTGGGGAGCGTGCTGTTGCTGCAGGTTCTTATTCACCGCCTGAAGGTGTTGCTGTTGCAGCTAAGCGTGCTTTGAAGTGGATTGCTGATGGTTTGGCTGGTGATGGTTTTACTGCTGTTGGTAGGGCTAGGGCTGTTCAGCTTGCTTCTGGTAAAGATGTTTCGGCTGATGTCGTAAACCGGATGTTGTCCTATTTTGCTAGGCATGAAGTTGATAAGAAGGCTGTTGGTTTTGATAACAGGGATAAAGGTTTTCCAAGTGCAGGCCGTGTGGCTTGGGATGCTTGGGGTGGCGATGCTGCAGAAGAATGGGTTAATGGATTGGATATGAAAATGGCTAAACGTGATGTTATTGCTCAGGTTGGTATCACTGACCTTGATGACACTTTGATTGTCAATGGTGCTTTGCATCAAGACTATTTTGATTGGCTAGATCACCAGAATGTGAAACTGTATGTTGTGACTGGGCGTGATGAGTCTCAGCGAGTTGAGACTATGGATCAGTTGGATGAGTTTAATGTTCAGTATCGTGAACTGATTATGAGACCTACAGAAATTAAGGATGCTAACGCTTGGAAGGGCACAGTGGCGAAACAGTTAATTAGTGATGGAGAAGATGTGAAGTTTGCTGTAGATAATGACCCTGCGGCTAGGGCTGCATATAACAAGGCTGGTGTTCAGGAAGTGTTAGACCCAAAAACAATAAACTATGACACTAAACGTGATTTGGGTGAAGTTGAGCCTGTTGCTGTTGAAGCGGTTGAACCTACTAAAGAGTATTTGGCTGATGAGTTGAAATGCCTTTTGGCTAACTTGGTTTCGGCAAAGTTCCTTGCTCATGGAGCGCATTGGAATGTCAAGGGTGTGCTGTTTAGTCAGTATCACGAGTTTTTTGAAGAGATTTATCAGGATTATGATTCTGCTATTGACCCTACAGCTGAGAACATTCGTAAATTGGATGTTGATGCTCCGTTTATG